GGCGGCGGTGTATACATTGGAGACGCGCCGAAGAAGGTTGCAGAAATCGCAAACTGGAGTCTTGACATGAGCGCAGATGATATTGACATCACCAGCTTTGACTCCGAGGGCTGGAGAGAAAGGATACAGGGCATAAAAGAATGGTCCGGATCTTTTGAGGGCAATTTCAAGCCGGATGACACAGACGGGCAAGCATCCCTAATAAATGCGTGGCTTACCGGGCAGAAAGTAAAGCTGGAGTTGCAGGTAAACGCATCTGTGAAGTTTTCGGGAGACGCGTTGATAAATCCCAGTATCGAGACACCGGTTGACGACAAAGCAAGTTTCAGCTGCGACTTCTCCGGAACCGGTCCGCTGACACCGACACTTGGTGGCGGTAGTTAATGGCTATCAGGGGAATTGTGGGGGCGGTGTATGAAAGTGATGCCGCCCCCATATCTGATAATATTGCACTGCTCTTCGATTGGGCTGTGGATGTTGAACACAGAAAAGAATACACCTATGGGCCGGAGTTGCACGGCATACCTACTGGTTGGCATGTGGCAGTACAGGCCTACTGGGCAGAAAAGGATCTGCAACAGGATAAGGCTTTTGTTCGGTTGTTCGTAGGTAAAGCCGAAGATAAACGCTGTCTGGCTGGGCAAATCGAACTTCCTAAGATAAAAATGACCAAAGATATATGCGAAGAGGTATTGAGATTAGAGGGCATAGGCCCGATAGTACAGGAGGGATAACATGCGAAATAAAATAGTAAAATTTGCAGGTAAGGACATAGATGTGCAGGAAAGGCGCATCGGCGAGCTTGAAATATTAACACGGGAGCTATTCCCGAGCACAAAAGGAAAACTGAAAAACCTTGATAAAGCCCTGAACGACCTAGAGCTTGATTGGGATTTGCTTTATAAAAAGCTGCCCGTGGTGTTCCCGGACATCACGGAGGACGATGTCAAAAACGCTTACATGAGCGACTTGGAAAAGCTGCTGGGAGCATTTATTGACGTAAATTTTTTCGCGCTGAAGCAGATGATACCGAAGCTGATGCTTTTGGCTCAGACTGGCTCACAGCGGAAGTAATCGTTCTGCTTGCGAGAGAATTCGGCTGGACGCTGGACGAGATGCGGCAGCTGTACCCCAGCGAACTTAAGGCGATTCTAAAAGAGCTACAAAAGCAAAAGCTAGTAGACGAATATGCAGAGCAAAAGAATAAGTGGGCATTCCTGGCGGCGGTTATAGCAAACTGCACTGCTGCGCTATCAAGAGTATTCAGCGGTAAAAAGAAAAAACCAAAACTTGTGAAGCCAGACGACTTTATAAGAAAAGAATTTGAAAAGCTCATGCAGCAGATATTAGGCACAAAAGAACAAAAGAAAGACAAAAAGTATGCGAAACACATACAGGACGCAAAAGCAAAAGGGCTTAGTGGCCCGTGGTAAAGGCAGGTGAGACAGGATGACAGTCGGGCAGGTTATAGCGAAGCTGGGCTTGGACGATAAACCTTTTGAAAAAGGTCTGAAAAAAGCAGAGACACAGGGTAATAAAGCGGGATTGAAGATAGGTGATCTCTTCAAGAATGCATTTTCCGTAACCGTTGGTATGGGAATGTTTGAGGCTCTAAAAAAGGGATTTCAGGCTACGGTTTCAACGGCGATTGACTTCAACTCTATGCTCCAGACCGCACAGATTGGTTTCGCAACCATGCTTGGCAGCGCGGAAAAAGCGCAGAAGTTTCTTGAGGACATGGCCGATTTTGCAGTAAGGACGCCTTTTGAATACCCGGAACTGCTTGAAGCTGCAAAGCGGATGCTTGCTTATGGTTTTGCGGCAGAAGAAGTATTACCTACGCTGAGGGCGGTAGGTGATGCGTCGGCGGCGCTTGGCTCAGGGGCTGCTGGAATAGATAGGATTACCCTTGCATTGGGTCAAATCCGGGCCAAAGGCAAGCTATCAGCCGAGGAAATGAGGCAGCTCACAGAAGCCGGTGTTCCGGCATGGCATATCTTGGCGGAGGCGATGGGGAAAACAGTGCCCGAACTCCAGGATATGGTATCAAAGGGTTTAATCCCAGGTGGTAAGGCCGTTGAGATGCTAACCAAAGGCATGACTAAACGCTTCGGCGGCATGATGGCGTCAATGGAAAACACCTGGCAGGGCGTGACATCATCAATAAAGGACATTTGGAGAATGACCGTCGGCACTCTAACGCAAAATTGGTTTAGCGGGCTCAATACCATGCTGATAAAAGTCCGTGACTTCCTGTCGCAATTCTACCAGGCGATACAGATCGCCTTTGGAAACAAGACAAAGCAGTCTGCGGACGCCATGACAAATAGCACCGAAGGCCAGGCCGGGGCAATGACCGATTTAGGGGACGCCGCGAATTACGCTGCTAAAGCTATGCAGAAAAACATTCAGGCATTTGACGAGGTCCACCAGTTGGCAGAGGATACGAGCAGCTCTTTAGATTTTACAGTCGGCAACTTTGCCGATTTGGGCTTAGACGGACTCGGAGGGAGCGTAGAGATAGATGTTGAGGTCGACACATCAAAGGTTGAAAAGCTCGTTGAACTGCTTGAAAAGCTCAAAGAAGCGCTTGGCCCGGTAAGCGGATATATGACAGACATAAAGAATAGATTTGGCGAGTTTTACAACAACGTGAAGCCGTCACTTCAAGAGATAACAAGGATATTGACCTCGGATCATAACCCTGCTTGGATGAACCTGAAAAAAACCTTGACGGATATTGCAAACATAACAAAAAACCTCATTTTTAACGACTTAGCGCTGATAGAAGACTCTCTCAGTATCATAGCCGACTTGCTGAAAGGCGATTTCCGGGCAGGCTGGGAGAAATTTAAAACATTAATAGGGGAAATTGACTGGATGGGTCTGTATCGGGGATTTGAACTGCTGAATGATCCTATAGGGTATCTCACAAGAAACGTATTAAATAACGCGGGGGCGTTTGATTGGCTTAAAAATATATGGGAAAACCTAAAAATCAGCGCACCGATAACATGGGAAAATATCAAAACAAGCATCCTGAACAAGTTGCAACTCCTTTTGCTCGGATCAGTTTTAATATGGAACAGAATTAAGACCAACATAGAAACCAGCTGGAATGAACTCAAAACCAATGCTCCAATTGTGTGGGACAACATAAATAAAAGCATCATGAACAAGCTGCAGATGCTTGCGCTCGGAGCTTTAATAATAGCGAACAGCATAAAAACTGAGCTTGTGAATAACTGGAATACGCTTAAAACAAATGCGTCTATCATATGGGAACTTATCAAAACGCTCATCAGCAATAAATGGGAAGAACTTAAGACCAATGCAACCGTTGTATGGGGCAATATTGTTACAACAATCAGAGACAGTTGGGAATTACTAAAAAGCAGAGTTTCTATTGCATGGAATGAAATAAAGCAGGCAATTGCTGATAAGTGGCGCGAAATAAAAGAAGATGCCTACTTATGGGGGAAGAATCTAATAAGCGGCTTTGTTCAGGGTGTCAAGGATAAAATTGGCTCAGTCAAAGACACCTTTAAAAACGTTGGGAATACGATTAAGAATTTCCTTGGGTTTTCCTCCCCAACCAAAGAGGGTCCCGGCCGCGAAGCTGATAAATGGGCTCCAAACTTTATGGATATGTTCCGCAGTGGTATAGCTCAGGGTATACCGGGTATTCGTACATCGGTAAATGCAGTTGCTGATGAAATGTCACGCTTGTCGTCAATGACTGTTCAGCCGGCGATTCATGCTGTAGCCGGAACTGCTGACAGCGGCATAATGTCGGATAGCATTGCACAGGCGGTATACAGGGCAATCATAGACGCGTTCAGGATTACTCAGGCGTCGTCACAACCGACAGCAGGACGGCCCGAAATAGTTCTTAAAATGGGAACCCGTGAAGTAGCCAGGGCTGTTTTACCCGACATCATCAGTGAGGGTCAGAGACAGGGATTAAACCTTGTTGTGCAGGGGGTGTAAAGCATGCTAAAAATCGCAGGAGTAACAGTGAAAACACCTTCCGAACTGAAAGTCGGGCGTTTCGATATAACTAAATCCAGCCGGTCCGCATCCGGCAAAATGATGATGGAGTTGATAGCTACAAAGCGCAGAGTGGACGTGGTTTGGAAGGTGCTGCCTGACAGCGACCTAAAATTGATAATAGATACTATAACGGCCAACAAGCCGTTTTTTAGCTTGGAGTACCCCGATGCCGGAGGCGCAAAGAAAATGACCTGTTATGCAGGGGACATTGTAACCAGCCTGTGGCACACGAAAAACGGTGTCAGGTATTGGGAAGAAGTAAGCATAGGATTTATTGAACAGTGAGGTGATTTGAAATGGCAAGAACAAGCTTAGCACGACAGCAACTGGCCGATACTGGACTATCGGCAGCATATTCCCCAGCGGCAGCCGGAGGCCACGCTGTGGAGAACAACGGCAGGGTAATCCTCCACGTCTGCAACGATAGCGACGAGGATATAACCGTGACGATTCTATCCGGTTACGTCCGGGCGGGCCTGAAACTGGCTGACAGGGAAGTCCTTATCGAGGCAGGAAAACAGAAATTCATCGGCCCGTTTGCAACCGACATATACAATCAGACTGACGGCGGGGCAGGGCAGGTATATGTAGACTACTCAGCGACTGAGGACGTAACCGTGGCAGCGTTGTTGTTCCCGTGAGGTGGTGGTATAGGTGTATCCAGTGACGCAAGATTTTCTTGACAAGATGAAGGCCGACAGGCGGCGAGTACTGGCAAGGGCTGAGATTGACTATACCGATCCGTTCATGGATCAAAGCTTGACAATCGAAGCCAACGAACAGGCCAATGTTAGCTATCCGAAGCAGACCGCCGACAGTGTGGACCAGACTACGCACAAGTATGCCTGCCTCGACGGTACCTGGGACTTGACAACAGGGGAATATCACCTTGCGCCATCGGCCAACATGCTGACACGGTATCAAATGGGCTGGTGGGGAGCACAGTTTGCCGGCGCAGGCGGAGCGTTTTCTTCCCCGTATCCGACGCTTACTGTAACACATCTTCCCCGACCAATACGGCAGCTAAAGGTTGTAGGCGACACGGCAAGGGAAGAATACCCCGTGGACTTTACAATCAAGCTGTACGCCCAGGATGATACCCTGCTTAAAACCGAGACTGTCACTGGGAACGACCAGGTAAGCTGGAGCAAGGCATTAGAGCCGCAGGTGTTGGACGTGGCAAAACAGGTATTGGAAATAACGAAATGGAGCCTGCCTGGTACTTGTGCTAAAATCGTTGAGTTTTTCACATCGATCCGTGAAGTCTACGAAACCGGCGATTTGGTGAGCGTCCGGCTTCTGGAAGAGAGAGAAGCATCCCAGGGGAGCTTACCGGTGGGGAACATATCCTCGAATGAGATTACACTTGTTTTGAACAACGAGGACAAGAAATTCGATGTTGATAATGAGCAAAGCCCGCTCAAAAACCTACTCAAACCAAACAGGAGGATCAAGGTTTGGCTTGGAGCTGAAAACCCGGCAACATGGGGCGATATAGTTCAAAAAACATGGGGCGAGATTAAGGAGGCATGATTTTATGAAATATACTGAAAACTATAATTTGAAAAAGCCTGAATTGTCGGACATCGCTAATGTACTGGACTTCGGCGAGAATTTTGACGTAATCGACGAAAAACTAAAGGAGTTGGAAGATGGTATGGGTACAGAGATAGAGATCGTCGACAATCTTGAAAGTACTGCTACCAACAAAGCCTTGTCAGCGAATCAGGGTCGTGTTTTGAAAGGCATGATACAAGAGGTCAAGTATATCAAGCATAACTTCGACAATGGTGGTTTGGATCAATACTTTGCCGCTTACAATGCACTGAAGGCTGGCGGTACGGGTGTATATAATATATGTTTTATCGGCGACAGCGCAGGTGAAGGAGCGCATTGCGATCCAAATAAAGCAAAATATCCCTTAAAAAGCTATGTAGGACTTTTGAACGCCGCATACAGCAGAAAGTTTGATGACTTAGGATGGGGTTTTATACCTGTTCATATGCCGTATGGGAGTAACAGTCCTTGGTTTTTTGATGACGATTGGTACAGTCTCGAAAATGAAGGATTTGGTGTAAGCAAGGGCAACATGTATTCTGATACGCAAGGCGCAACTGTAAACTACTATTTTTATGGTACAGGCGTCAAGGTTGTTGCGGCTTTAAGCCCTGTCGGTGGAAGCTTTTCCGCTAAAATAGATGGAGTTTCAAAAGGAACTTTTAGTGTTGCGTCGGGGAGCAGCGAATTCGTTGGGGCTGCTGAAATAGAAATTGCAGCAGCAGGTACGCTTGATAGCTTAAATCATAATTTAGAAATCACTGTTCAAAGCGGCCCCGTGATGCTGATAGGAGCTTATGCTTTGACCAATGCAGCCAAAGGATTCAGGATGATTCGTTCTTGTCGTGATGGTGCTACTGTCGGTTCTCATATATTCAGTGATTTTGTACTGGATGCCGGAATTGACTTCTGGCAACCAAAACTTACGATTATCGCTCTTATCGCAAATGACATTATGTATGAAACATCACTGAATGATTATAAGGCAGGATTACAAACACTGATAGATCATGCTAAACTAACAGGCGACGCCTTATTGTATGCATACATTCAAAGAGGCGATTTTTCAGGTGAAGCACACATTCCTTATATAAACGCCATGAAAGAGGTTTCGGATACCAATAACGTACCAATGATTGACGCTATAACTCCCTATTTAGACAAGTATATGACGCTTGATTTGTACGCAGACGATCTGTATCATCCAAACGATAAGGGGCATCAGCTTATGGCAAAGCCTTTGATATACGAATTATTACCCTAGCTATAGAAAATAACACTTCCTATTATTAACATATTATGGTATAATTATGTTAATATTATATTTGGAGGTGTAGAATGGTCATTCTAGGGGCTAAAGGTTTTGCAAAACAATTATTACAGACATTGCAATACGACAACCGGATTGACGACTTGATTTTTTTCGACAATGTAAATAATGATCTACCAGAACTTTTGTATGGGAGATTTGAAATTTTAAGATCATGGGAAGCATTAGAAAACCACTTTAAGAATGTGAGTTCTGATTTTATTATCGGTGTCGGTGGAGCTAAAACAAGAAAATTTTTGGCTGACAAAGCTAAAAGTTTGGGCGGCAGACTTTGTTCTGTCATATCCGACAAAGCGTATATCGGGCAATACGATGTGGTTATGCACGAAGGAATCTGTGTTTTATGGGGGGCAATTATAGAATGTTCAGTAACAATAGGCGAAGGTGTACTTATTAATTTAGGTGCTCGTATTGGACATGATTCTACTATAGGAAATTATTGCGAAATTTCTCCGGGTGCAAGCGTATCGGGAGGCTGTGAAATTGGTGATTTTACCGAAGTTGGAATTAATGCAGTTATATTACCGAAGGTTAAAGTTGGATCATGTTGTAGAGTAGGAGCTGGTGCGGTTGTAACAAAAGATGTACCCGATAATACAACCGTTGTTGGTGTTCCGGCGAAAGAATTGATAAAATCAAATGCAAAAGCAATTTAATTTTAAAGCAGTATAAGATAGCGCAAGAGCGGAAAATTCCGCTCTCTTATTTTACCCAAAAGGGGTGATCACATGGCAACATGGGGCGAACTAACCGAAAAATTTTCATATTCGGAATTCGTGCCTTTAGGCGTATTTTGGGCTTTGGATTGGGACAGCCCGGATGATGCGTTGGAGGCCACGGTAACCGCACGAGACAGAATGGAACTACTGCGGAAAAGCACATTCCAGACTTCGCAGGTGCTGACGAATAAGAGCCTGTATGAGCTTGCGGAATTAGTATTGCAGGACGCAGGATTAAGCAGTAATGAATATGTCATTGATACGGACTTGCAGAGTATCGTTGTGCCATACGCTTGGTTTAATCCTGTGTCACACCGTGAAGCCTTGCGGCGCATAGCAGAGGCCGGACTGGCAGCGGCGTTTCAGAATCGGGACGGAAAGATACAGATAGAGAGCTTTCTTATTACAGGCGATGAACCTGTATTGGAAATAACGGAAGATGACTACTTCCCGCCGCTCCGGGCGCCATCACGTCAAGACCAGGTGGCGAATGAGATAATCGTTGATACACAGCCTTTGAGGCCGGCAGCAGTAGCGGAGGAAGTCTACCGGAGCAATGAGCCGATAACCATACCGGCAAGCAGCACCAAGACGGTAACGGCATTTTATAATCAGCCGCCGGTCATTGAAGCGCAAGCAAGTCTTGACAGCCCGCCCGCAGGCGTGAGTATAACGGAGGCAACATACTACGGCTGGGGCGCAAGTATAAAAATACAGAATACTACCGGGACAGATGCACATGTTACACTTATAATTCAGGGCAAACCTTTGACGGTACAGGGCAAGGAAAGGGTTATCGTAAGGGATGAAGCAAGCATAACAGAAAACGGTGTGCTCACGTTTGAATTTCCGGCAAACCCGCTTGTGCAGACGCTATCTCAGGCTCAAGCAATAGCGGATACGTTGTTGGCATCAGTCAAAGAGCCGAGAAGGGATATTGAAGTTGACTGGCGGGGTAATCCGGCGCTAGAGTTGGGAGACCGTGTGACGGTCAAGGGCAAGGACTATCATGTGATACGCCAGGAGATTGAATGGGCTGGAGCGCTTTCAGCCAGGATGACAGGAAGGAGAGTGGTATAGATGGCATGGGAAACGCCTAAAACAAACTGGGGGCAGCCTGGTCAGACAGTGCCTGGTGCGGACGACTTTAACCGAATAGAGGGGAACATTGATATTTTGGGCAAGTACGACCGTGCTCCGGGGTATGGTACGGCAACAGGGACAAACACAAAGGCAATCACGCTAAGCCCAGCGCCGAGCAGCTATTACGAGGGCTTGTGTTTTGCGTTCAAAAACTCCACCGAAAACACTGGAGCGGTAACTATAAACGTCAACGGCTTAGGAGCGAAGTCTGTCAAAAAGCCGAATGGGAACGATCTTGTTGCCGGCAATCTCAAGGCCGGAAGCGTCTATACAGTTAGGTACAACGGTACAAATTTTATCTTACAGGGTAGCGACAGTTCCGGCGACGCTATGCCTGAGCATGTGTTGGCCGGGAAAACGTTTTCAAATGATGACGGGCCAGACCAGACTGGCACAATGCCGAATAACGGAAGTCAAACTGCAACATTAACAATAAGTGGAAGTAGCAAACCAACTATAAGTATCCCTGCCGGATATACAAGTGGTGGAACGATAACTGCACAGGTGGACAGTTCAAAAGCAGGAATAATTAAATTAGGAGAAACTTTAGGAGGGTGTGAAGGGTCTTATGGTGAAATAAATAGAAGAACAACAACCTTAGTTGGGGCAGGTATTAATATTGTTCATCATATAAATTCATGGGATTATAAATCTGTAGACAATACCACTGTAACTGCATCTAATGCTGTTTGTGTAATTATTAGTAGAGGTGATCATTTTTCTATAGTAAGTAATTATGTAGATGCAGCCAAAATAAGTTTAGTAGATAATAATGGTAAAAAACTTGAAATAATGCATATATATGATACTGGCAATGTCACAAGATATTTTCATTCAGTTACATTGGTAAAAAAAGGAACACGGGTATACAGTTTAGCTGTTCATATGGGTTCTGATGGCGGTACATCGATTGATATAAGAGATGATTATTCAGATGGGTTTAATTTGGATGATTTTAGTATTGAATTTGGTGTTTATAATGGTGAGGCAAGCATAAGTGTCCAAAATGCCAATGTTGAAATATACGAGATGAACTAAATGTTATATCGAGACTAAATTCGGCTTACAAAAACGGCAGGAAATCGAAGCAGAATTATCGCAATAAGTAAAAACAAAGCTATTGGCGCAGCCTTAATATGAGGCTGCTTTTTTAATTTTATGGAGAAATGAAAGTGAGGGATAAACGATGAACGAATCCATTGTGACAAAAGGATTTATAGGACTTGTAGCCGGAGTTCTTGGTTACATTGCAGGATGTCTTAACGAGATGGTCATAATCCTAGCATTGCTTGTAATAATGGATTATATTCTAGGGATTGCAGCTGTTTTTATGCAGGGGAAACAGTTTGATGGCAACCTTGCACTAAAAGGAGCGTTTAAAAAGGCCTTGTATGCCTTTGCCATCGTTCTGGGATATCTGGGGGATTACCTGATTATTTATGCGGTGGAGGGATTTGGCATCATAATACCTGTCAAGGCTATATTGGGTATTGCAGTAACACTTTATCTAGTTGGTACCGAAGGGTTCAGTATCTGTAAAAATCTCATTCTTGTGGGCGTACCGGTACCGGATTGGTTTGGGAAGTTCTTTGGGCTGGTGAAGGATCAGGCAGGTAAGTTTGTGACTATACCTAAAGGGGATGAATCAAATGAAAATTAGCAGTAAACGCTACTATGGCTCAACCTGTCACATAGTTGAATTCCTACCCTCCGAAATCCGTCTTGAGGACACGCCTGGCATCCCGGGCAAGCGGGAACATATCAGCCGGATTTTTGGCAATCCGCGATTGGATGAAGTGACCTGGCTCCGGGTGAACCGGGCATTTTTCAATATGAGCGACCCGAAATCTGAAAGCATGGGAGATGCAATCGGAGACGCTTTTATCAACGTTGCATACAAGGACGGGCGCCTATTTTTTGAGCCGAATATCCCTGAAAATCCTGAGTGGAATGTCGGGACATCATATATGCTCCTGCGGAATGGCGAATATAGTTACGACAAAGAGCAATATTTCTCCGGCATTATCAGCAAGAACCCGCGGACGTTTTTCGGTCAAAAACCGGATGGCACAATAGTTTTTATTGCCGCCGACGGTCGGGCGTCAAACGAGGCGGGTCTGACAGCATCAGAGCAGAGGGCTGTAGCAAAATTTGAGGGCTTAGCTAATGCTGCAAACCTCGACGGCGGGGGCAGTTCGGCATTAATGGTCGGTGACAATGTCATCAACAAGAGCTATGACGGCCGGAGCTTGGGCAATATCTTTGTCGGGTATCGCAAATATACCCAGGACGAGCTACCGACACTCAAAAAAGGTGCAAAAGGCGTATGGGTAAATCTGCTCCAGAGGCTACTCATTGCACAGGGCTATAGCTGCGGCCCTACCGGTGCTGATGGAGATTTTGGCAACAATACCTATAATGCCGTTGTCAAATACCAAAAAGCCAAAGGCCTGTCTGTTGACGGCATAGCAGGCCCAAAAACCTGGTCTGAACTCACGAAACTGCAGCAGCCGGCCAAGAAGCTGCCCACTCTCATCATTGATCCTGGCCATGGCGGATCTGATCCCGGCGGCGTGTCCGGAGGGTACAGGGAAAAGGATTTGACGTTGCCTATTGCATTGCGCCTGAAAGAGCTACTGAAAGAGTACAACCCTGCCCTCACAAGAGATAAGGATATTGATCTACCGATTGGAGGCCCTAGGGAATCTTTAGTCAAGAACAAATATGACTATTGCCTATCAATCCACCTGAACATGAACGCCGGAAAGCGGGTGGAATGTATCCACTCAATACACTCCGGAAAGGGTAAAAAACTGGCCCGGTGTATATATGATGAACTATGCAAGACAACCGGTCTTTCTGGACGGGTTTTTAGTCGCGAAAATCCAAGCAAACCAGGGACAGACTACTACGCCATGCATAGAAATACCGGCTCAACTACTTGCGTGATTGTAGAATTGCTTCCTCTGGATACCTGCAAGGACCAGCTACACATAGAGCAACTTGCTCAGGCAGTGGCCAGAGGCTTTAAGAATTTCGCAGAGACATGACTCATCCTCCTTATTATGACCCCTCGAAAGAGGGGTTCTTTTTTTATGCCTTTTTTTAGCAAAACCGACACTCTATTTTCGATTTCTAGGCGTTTTTTGGAGGTAGGTAATATAAAATCATTACCTCAAAAATCCAGGGCGTTCTTCACAACATCTCCACAACTTTGTTGCTTATAATTGTTCAAAAATTGTATAAAAAGTTGTGAAAACTATTGTGAAAACATTTTGAAACAGCTTTTAAATGCAGTCAAGTCAATGCACGCATAGGAAAGTAGTTGCTGACTTGTAATCAGCAGGTCGGGGGTTCGAGTCCGTCCACCAGCTCCAATAAAAAACCCGCTAACATCAAAGGTTAGCGGGTTTTATAATTTCCTGATTATTTCGTTTTACCTCACTTGGAGATCTCTTTCAGGTTGAAAGCAAAAAGGACAGGTGGCTGTCTGTCCTTTTTTTATAAAAATGTGAATGTGAGGCATGAATATATGAATATGAATATAATATGATTATAAATATGGAAACTACCGGTATAACATTATTGAGGCCGGTCTTTCGTGGGGGATGTCTGGATTTGCGGGATGAATCCGGAAAGTTAGTAAAGATACTAGATAAAAAGGTTAGTGATGTAAAATGAAAATATTAAAGAAAGAGTTTCAGTGGGCCAGCCCATTGATACCTCTTGATCTGACGAAAATCACCGGAATAGCTATTCACCACATGGCTCATCAAACAGCCGGCATGGACGAAATTCACCAATGGCACCTGGCACGCGGATGGAAGGGTATTGCGTACAATTACTGGGTGGACTATGACGGTAATGTATACGAATGCAGGGGTTTGAATGCCGGTGGAGGTTTATTTGATCCTTTGAATGATGTTGTTATTTCAATAGGCTTCCAGGGTGATTACGACAAGACACAGACTATGCCAAAAAAACAGTTTTACGCTGGCTGTGAAATAATCCGGTATTTAAGGGGAATCATTCCCACAATCACAACTGTCGCTAGCCACAAACATTGGCAGACGTCAACAAGTTGTCCGGGAAAATACTTCCCGCTGGAGGAGATGATACAAATGTCAGAGCTAATGACAAAAATAAAAGACTTTGATGACGTTTCGGACTGGGCGAAGGAAGCGGTTTTAAATGTTTATGAAGCAGGAATCATGATAGGTGACGATGAAGGACGATTTAATCCGAAAGCACCGATTACTCGTCAAGAGGTTGCAGTCATTGTTGACAGGCTATTAAAAAGAATAAACTCATAGCTGAATCCTGAATCCACCCTGATACATGGTTACCCCGGCTTCGCCGGGGATAATTATTCTTATCAAATTCGCTGTGAAAAAAGAAGGTTATTATTTCATACATAATTACAAATTAATTAATTCTATGATATGATATAATCATCCACTTGGACAAGGAGACGGTAATGGTGGAAGATAAAACCTTTGAACTGTCTTGATACCTTTTCAGACGGATATAAACAGCTTGCTGAAGAAGACAGCAAGGAATAGGGGGTAAATTATGTCTTTTAAAGTTGTTTTTATAGGTGCGGGAAGCATTGAATTTACAAGAAGGCTTCTCAGCGATCTTTTGTCTGTTCCCGAATTTAAGGATATTGAAATTGCTTTTACGGACATCAATGAGAGAAATCTTGAGATGGTTACCCAGCTTTGCCAGAGGGACATTGACGAAAACGGACTGAACATCAAAATCCAATCGACAACGGACCGCAGGGCCGCGCTGAAAAACGCAAAATACGTGTTCAACGTGGTAAGGGTAGGCGGGCTCGACGCGTTTAAACTGGATATCGAGATACCATTAAAATACGGAGTTGACCAGTGTGTTGGGGATACCATATGTGCCGGGGGCATAATGTACGGGCAAAGAGGAATTCCCGTAGTGCTGGATTTTTGCAGGGATATACGCGAAGTGGCCAGGGATGACTGCCTGTTATTGAATTATGCTAACCCTAATGCGATGATTACATGGGCATGCAATAAGTATGGCGGAGTTAATACTATCGGTTTATGTCACGGCGTACAGCACGGGCATGAGCAAATCGCGGAAGTATTGGGCTTAAAAAAAGATGAGGTTGACATCATTTGCGCCGGTATAAACCATCAGACATGGTACATCCAGGTCAGGCACAACGGCAAGGATATGACGGGAGAACTCCTGCAGGCTTTTGAAAGACATCCTGTTTACAGCAAAACGGAAAAGGTACGAATAGATATGTTAAGAAGGTTCGGATATTACAGCACCGAATCAAACGGGCATTTGAGCGAATATGTGCCGTGGTACAGGAAAAGGCCTGATGAGATAATGGATTGGGTTGATCTTAGTTCCTGGGTAAACGGCGAAACAGGAGGATATCTCCGGGTGTGTACGGAAGCGAGAAACTGGTTTGAAAAGGATTTTCCGAAATGGATGAATGAGCCCGCGAGGAAGTTTGATCCCGCCGAAAGGAGCTCGGAACATGGCTCTTATATAATTGAAGGACTTGAAACGGGCAGGATATACAGAGGGCATTTCAATGTCGTGAATAAAGGGGTAATAACTAATCTTCCGGCTGATGCAATCGTTGAGGTTCCGGGTTATGTTGATGCGAACGGCATAAATATACCGGTAGTCGGTGATCTGCCGTTAGACTGTGCTGCGGTATGCAATGCGAGCATTTCGGTTCAGAGACTGGCTGTTGAAGCTGCGGTTCACGGAGATGATCAGCTTCTGAGGCAGGCAATGATGATGGACCCGCTGGTAGGCGCGGTTTTGAATCCGCCTGAAATATGGCAGATGACGGATGAAATGCTGGTTGCAGAAGAGCAATGGCTTCCGCAGTATACGGAGGCAATCAAAAAAGCGAAAGAGAGGCTTTCATCAAACAGGCTGATTCCGACAAAGAACTATAAAGGAGCGGCAAGAATTAGTTAA